ACAATCCCGACCTCGCCTGCGGGCTGACCGGCCTGTGGATCGATGTGCGCGGCGCCTCGATCTGCTGCCAGGCGATGCCGATCCGCGAGCTCGAGATCAACCTCGGACCTTATGGTGAGATCGACGACCGCTTCGCGGTGCGGTGGCCCTACAAGCACCATGTCCGCTCGCTGCTCGGCGAGGAGGTCTGGGACAAGGTCTCGCCCGAGCAGAAACGCGCGATCGAGGGCGGCAAGCCCAACGAGCGCGTCGGCGTCGCCTGGGGCTTCTGGCGGCAATGGGAGGATCGCCGCGATGAGGCGTGGCAGCATGTCGTGCTGGTCCACAACAAGCTCGTCCACGACGTCGAGATCCGCGGCGAAGGCTGCTGCCCGCTGCTGATCACCAGATTTGACCCGAGCTCAGATTGGCCGATGGGTCTCGGTCCCTTGTTCAAGACGCTGCCCGACCTGCGCCAGGCCGACGAGCTCGTCGCCCGCAAGATCGAAGGCATCGGCCGCAACATCAATCCGCCGATCACCTATCCGTCCGACTCCTTCACCAATGTCGAGCAGGGCATCGAGGATGGTTTTGCCTATCCGATCCGCCCCGGCTCCGAAGGCGCGGTGAAGCCGATTTATCCGCCGATCAACATGGAGCCCGCCATTTATCAACTGGAAGAGATGGAGCACCGCATGCGGCGGCTGTTCTACATCGACTTCCCTGAGCAATCCGGCGACACGCCACCGACGCTCGGCCAGTGGCTCGATCAGATGGCGCGCGCCCAGCGCCGCATCGGCACGCCCGGCATGGCGTTCTGGCGCGAAGGCCCGGCGCAGTATTTTGCCCGCTTCAAGTATCTGCTCGAGCGCGCCGGCGTGGTGCGCCGCCTCGAGGCCAAGAACGGCGGCCTGATCGCGACGATGCCGATGAACCCGGCCCAGCGCGCTGCCGAGCAGCAGGAGATCGCCATGGTGCAGCAGGCGATCGCGATCTGCGGCCAGGCATTCCCGGAAGAATTCAAGATGCACATCGATGGCGGCGCCTCGATGAAGGCGATCATCGACAAGATGCGCGTGAAGCTTTTGAAGTTCCGGCCCGACGATCAGGTCCAGGCGGCGGTGTCGACGATGGCGCAATTGCTCAAGGGCCAGGCGCCCGGCGCCGAACCGCCATCCCAGGGCGCTGGAGCTGCTCTTCCGTGATCCCAGCCTCCGACGACGAGATTGTTGCCGCCATCAAGCGCATCGGGCTCAGCCCCGACGGCGAGCTGTTGTACCTCTGGCTTCAGAAACATCTTCATCTTGTTGTTCGCACCACCGAGCCCGGTGCTTTGCAGCAGGAAAACGGCAGACGCATCCTCGCGCACGATTTGATGCTCCTTCTTTCTGCGGGGATCGACGAGGCTCATGCCGGAAGCCGTTCAGACCGGATCATTGTCTTCAAGCAGCCCAGCTCCGCCACCATCGGCGAGCGGGACAGCTACATTGCCCGCCGGCGCGCCCGCCTCGGCATCGACGCCTACCCCGAGCCCGAGCCAGGCAACTCCGGCGTCCCAGGCCCCGGCGACGCGGCCTGAGTGGACGGTCGGGCTTCCCGACAAATTCTGGGACGCCGGCAAAAACGAGATCAAAGGCGCCGACCTGCGCACCGAGATCGACCGGCTGCGCGGCGCCGAGGCCGCTGACATCAGCCGCAAGGCCAGCGTTCCGGCAGCCGACAAGTACGAGCTCAAGTTCACGCCCGATTATCAGCTTCCCGCCGGCACCGACTGGACCTGGGACAACGCGGACCCGACGCTGGTCACCGCGACGCGCCAGTGGGCCAACGAGAACGGCCTCTCGCAGGAAAGCTTCTCCAAGCTGCTCGGCCTCCATGCCGCGTCCCAGATTGCCGAGAACCAGAAGTTTGCCACGGCGAAGCAAGCGGAGATCGGCAAGCTCGGCGTCAACGCGCCGACCCGTGTGGATGCCGTCAACACCTGGCTCGAGGCGCAGCTCGGTGGCGATCTCGCCGGCGCGCTGCGGCAGCAGATGCTCACCGCAAAATCGATCGAGGCCTATGAGCGCCTGATCCGCAATTTCACCTCGCAGGGCGTCAGCGGCAATCCCGCCGGCGGCCGTGATGGCGCGCCGCGCGAGCCCGCGCGCATGAGCGACACCGACTACGCCAAGCTCACCTTCGCAGAGAAGACCCAGTACGCGCAGCAGTTCGACCAGTCGCGCTTCAACGGCCGCGGCCCCTAACGGAGTGACTTAGATGCCGGTCAGTAACCTCATCACGGTGTCGGAATACGCCAAGTCGCTCGACAACACCGACGTCAGGCGCCCTCCGATCGAGATGTTCGCGGCGAGCACGGATGTGTTCGACGCCATGCCGTTTGAAGGATTGAAAGGCTCAGTCTTTCAGTTCTACCGCCAGGCCGTGCTGATGACGCCGCAGTTCCGCGCCATCAACGAAGCCTCGTCTTCCGGGCACAACTTCATCACGCCACTGCAAGAGTCGACTGCCATCATCGACCACGACATCGATGTCGATCGCGCGATCGTCGACCGTCACGGTCCGGAGCGGCGCACCTACGAGCAGCAGATGGGCATGACCGCGTTCGGCCAGCTGTGGGCGACGACGGTGATTTATGGCTCGCAATCGCTTAACTCGCGGGTGTTCAACGGCATGCAGGCGCGCGCCACCAAGTACAGCCGCACCATCGCCAACACCGGGACCTCGGGCGGCGCCGCGCTGTCGCTCGGCCAGCTCGACCAGACCATCAACCTGGTCAACAAACCCACGCATATCATCGCGCCATACCTTTCCCGCCCGCTGTGGATCCAGCTCGCGCGCACCCAGTCGCTGTCTGGCTTCGTGATGCAGGAGTTTGATATCAGCGGCAGCAAGGGTGTCGGCGGCCTCAAGGCGAGTTATGCGGGATTACCTTTCCTCTGGGGCTACCCGAAGGACGACCATCCGTACATGCTCGACTTCAACGAGGTCGCATCCGGCGGCGGCGCTGCAGTGACGGCGTCGCTCTACGTCGTCTCGTTCGGCGAGGGCCGCCTGCGCGGCCTGCAGCTGCGCCCGCTCGAGGTCCACGACATCGGCCTCCTTCAGGACGGCAAGACCTTCCGCACCCACATCAACTGGGACGTCGGCATGGTCGACGAGCACAAGTACTGCATGGCGCGGCTCTCGAGCTGGACCAACGCGCCGATCGTCGCCTGAGAGCAGCGGTCGCTAAACAGGAGATCATACGATGGCTGGCTTGCAAGACCGCACCTATCATCGCGACGCCAACCTTCGGGTGGCGGATGGCGCTGCGGCAATTGCCGCCTCAGGCTACGCGCAAAATGGCGGCGCCAACGGCATCGTCGACCTCGGCGGCAACCAGGGCACCAACCCGAAGCAACAGGATCGCTTCGACGGCGTCATGGTGGTCGACGTCAGCGCGATCAACACTGGCGCCGGGTTCAGCTACGGGCTTGCGGTCGTCGGCTCGAACGACCCAGCCCTCGCCAGCGGCAACGTGGTGCTTGCTCGCGCCGATCTCGGTGCCGGCGCCTCGCTGGCAATCCCGAACGGCGGCACCACACCCGCCGCTCCAGGCACCGCCGAGATCTTCTTCACCACCCAGCAGTTCGGCCTCATCTACGAGTTCGTCGCCCTTTACGTCGTGGTGGGCGGCGCCGGATCGATCACACTGCAGGCCCATGTCTGCACGCTGCCGAGAACCTGATGCCCGTTTACACCGAAGCAGACATCAAGCGGAATGGAATGGTCGACTACTGGGATCTCGGCCCGGAGCGGCCGACCTCGCCCGACCCTCCGGCTGAGCCGAAGAAGACCGGCCGCGCCGTCGATGACGCCGTTGCAGCGCAAGGGTATGAGGACGCCCTTGCGGACTTCAAAAACGCGCTGCGCCGTTACGCTGCGGAGAAACGGGAATACGACAATCACCGCATGAGCGTCGGTGGCGCCATGAGAGGTGAGACTTGGCCAATCCTCGCCGAGGGAATGGTGACGGATTTTCCCGGGCGCTACGTCAAGGAGCTGCCGCCCAGCGCCAAGATCGGCAAGGCGCATATCGAGGCCGAGCAACGCAGGGCCGAGGAGGCCAAGGAGCGCCAGCGCATCAAAGAGCGCGACCCGCACATGGGTACGCAACAGGCGGCGCCGTAGTTTTGCGGCCACGTTTCATGTGAGACGTGGGACTTCCTCCCTGGACTAGCCGCGGGCCAAGTCCGCGGCATTTTTTTAGGAGGCTCGACATGCCCACGACCGTCTTTGCGCCGCTACAGCCGGCATCAGCCCTGGCCCGCGCCGTCACCCCGCCGAGCGGCACCATCTACACCCTCAACGGCGAGGGCATGTGCATCTCGGCCGATGTCGACACGCCCTGGTTTCTGATGCAGGGCTTCGTGGCGCAGCCGACTGCGGCGCTCTATGCGCCGTTCGAAAACTGTCGGGCGATGCCCCGTCAGATCACCAATCCCAACACCGGCAACAGCTTTCTCTTCAACAGCGCGGGCTTTGCCACCGGCATCACCGGCGCCGATCTGGCGTGGTTCAAGCTCCAGGGCTTCGTGACGGTGCCGGCCGGCACTGTCGTGGTCAGGCCGCCGGGGCCGAACCAAAGGCTGAATGGCATCATTACCAATCCAGCCACCGGCAATTCCTACACCATCGATGGGCGCGGCTTCGTCGTCACTCAAGCCGCCGATTTGCCCTGGTTCTATTCGCAGGGCTTCTCGCCGGTCGCCGCCGGCACGCTGCTCGCCGCCGATGAGGAGACGCCAAAGGCGAAGCGCGCTGACCCTGAAGATGA